TGGCCAGCCGCTCTCGATATCATGGTACCGGCTGTCCAAGCCATACAGGTACCTGCCGATTCCCCACTTGACAGCGGCTCTCTTGAGGGCACCAGAGTACCCGCCCTTGATAGCCTCTACCTGTGTGTTCTCGGCACCGTCCTCTTTGTGCACCCACTGACCCTGACCAAAGTACACGCTGAGCGTGCACTTGACCCCACCGTCAGGCCCTGTGGTGTAAGTGTCTTGCCAGTTGCCCGGACCAAACACCTCATCCATCCGAGACATCACGTTGCGTGCATCAAGGTAGGCCAGCAGTGATGCCTTGTTCTTAGTCTTGTGTCGGTTGCCCACACGCCAGTGGATGGCGCTGGCAGGGAAGGGCTCAAGCAATCGAGCCCAGTTGTATTCGTAAGACATCAGCACTCCTCCACGTATCTAAAGGCCTTGGCGGCTGATAGCTTCTTGAGGACGAACGCATCTTCCATCTCAAGCTGTAGGTGCGTGAGCACACCGTCATACTCCAGCTTGCTAAGCACGAGCCCGAACATGACCTTGAGGTCGTGTAGCTCATCGAGCGGCCACGTCACCTCGAACGTCTTGTCAGGGTCGTCGACGGTCACCGACATCGTGACCTCTCCCCATGATGTGACGGTCACACAAACCTTACCATCAGGGCTATGGGTCGAGGCATGTGGCCCAGTCCTCTCGCCGTACTTGAAGTCCCACTCCTTGAACCAGCTGTCGTACACCCTTTCAGTCATCACTTACCTCCTTTGGTCATGACCTCTTTGGTTTCAGTCTCCACAGCCCAACCCGAAGGGGTTGTGCCTGTGTTCTTGTAGTGCTCCATGATGGCCTTCTTATCGGCCTTGTATGTCACCCGGAGCATGCTTGGCGGCAGCGAGCTGGTGGCCACCTCCTCGTCCTCGATGGGGACCACCTTGCTGTAGTCCCGCTCGGACACCTTGACCCATGAGCCGTCGGGTGTCTTCACCCTGTCCTGCCCTGTGGCCAGCTGTGTCACCCTCACCAGCATGCGCTGGGAGTCTCGCAACCTGTCGATTTTCTTGGCGTTCCTGGCGATGTTCGCCTTCATCAGCTCGATGTTCGCCTTCAGCACATCGGTCTGACCGAGGAGCGACTCGATGACAAAGCCTATGGCAAGCACCTTGTCACCTGCCGAGTCGGCTGCATCGGTCAGTTCTTTGAGCCACACCATATACGCCTCGTCATCGACACCCTCTGGGCTGTCGAGGTCAGGCATTGCCGACAGTATGTCGTTGATGTTCTCTGCTAGTTGAAACGCGTTCATACAATCATCTCCCATCGAGGTCGAACCTTCCGATAGTCCGCCGCGATTTCGTCTTTGTAGTACTCAGCCTGACGGTAGAGGTCGAGTCTACGCTGGGCAGCTTCAAGCTCTTGGGTAAGGCGCATGACCTCATCCTCAAGACGCACACCCTCCAGGACATGCTCCTCCTCAGCCATCCGCCACATTTCGATTTCCTGGTACTCGCGTACCCATGCTTGCTCACAGTAGTCTGCGGGCACTGGCTCCGTTCCGTCCCCCATGGGGTCCTCCTTAGTTTTGGGTTGTTGTCTTGGGTTCAAATGAAATTCGACCACTTGGATAGTGAACGCTCGGTCTCTTCAAGGTCGAGCTGTTCTGCAACCTCGGCGGCGTAGTGGTCCCTGCACTCCTCCAAAGTGCTGGCACCCTCAACAATTTCACTGGGCGTGTCTGAGCACGCGTGCTGATACTCCCACAGACCGCACTCAAGGCATTCGATGTTCGCCCTCTCCACCTGCTCCCACTGCTCGCTGATACGTTCCCACATCTCAGCGATTGCGGGGTCTCTCCTGGTAAGCCTCACGCTACACCTCCCGGTAGGTATTCTGCACGGGCTGCCTGCTCAAGTGAGGATGGTATTTCCTCAACACATGCCGACTGTTCAAGCTCGTACTCCGCATCGAGTGATGTGGTGTACCTGTTGTCGCCCGTGTTGGCTTCGATGTACTCAGCGATACACGGTATCGACTGTGTCAGCGCATCGAGCAGGCGCGACATGTCATGCACGCCGCCCTCTTCCGGGTCGCCCTCAACTTCAATTGATAATCGATACTTGGCCATTGTTGTCCACCTCTTTGGTCATGGGTTGTCGGTTGTATACCACGGGGCACAGCCCGTAGTCAATTGAATTTTTACTGAGTACCAGTTCTGCCACAGTTGAGAGCTTGACCCTCGACCATGCCAGCGGCTGGCACGTCCACGAAGTACACCGCGCCGCGCATATAGGGCAGAGCGCCCAGGTCAACCTCGACCACAGCGCGCCCACCTTCTATCCGGTCAACGGTGCATGCTTTCGCAGGTGTAATCACCATGGCCCAAAAAGCCAGCGCAAAGGCCAGTGCAATGACTAGCGCGTCTTGTATTGCTTCCCTCATTTGTCCACCCCCCCTTTGGTGCACGTGGCTTTGTCGATAACCTGTGCTAGAAATTCACGCAGGGCTTCGGGGTCAAGGTCGCCGTTGTCGGGGTTGATAAACCTGCCCCGGTCGTTCGCTTGCTGTACCCCGGTCCACCCCGCACCGTGCGCCGTGTAGAGGCTCACAAATTCAGCGGCCCACTTCAGCGCGTGCAGTAGCTCAGGCGCGGCTGCTATCAGGCGAGCGTCAGCGTCTTGCGTTACTCTTGAGGCCTCCGGGTCCCTGTGGTGGGTAAGCTCACAGACCGTGCGTCCGCGCGCGCAGATATCGACCATCGGAAGCTTTTTAAGGCTCAACGTCAGCTCATCAACGGCCCAAGGCCCTGGTGTGTGAGTTGTCTCAATCATGGTTTACATCCTTTAAATCCGTGCACCATTGCACGCCACAAGGCTCGAACGATTAAGGCTCGAACCCTGCCCGCGTACACTAGAGCGGCTGCTCATTCAATGAAGGTGTTGATGACGTGCTCATCGGGGACGGCTACAAGTTTCTTCAGGAGCGCGCGCGCTGAATGACCCGTCAGGTAATCGCTCAACTCATCTGTATAGACTCGCAATACATGGCCCTTCCCGTAGGTGTCGAAAGACTCTTTCATGAGCCAAACATCGGTCATGTTGTACGATGTCGCTTCAAGGTCGTAGTCCTCATCCGGGTCGCCGTCGTAGTACTTAATGCTACCAAACAGGGACCACGTTAAGCCCTCGTTTGCGGCCATGTACTCATCTGATACGGTAATCTCTCCCTCATGGTCACTTAGGTCGATTATTACATGGGGTCGTTTTGCCATTGTCGTCAATCCTTTCAAGTCGTGCACCATTGCACGCCGCAGGACCCGAACGGCAATCGCTCGGACCCTGTACGCGTGCCCTAGTACTAGGCCTCCAGCGCGTCGCACATTGCCTTGATTGCCTGCTCCAACTGCTGCTCCTCTCGTTGGAGGAATTCGAGGTCTTCCGCGTCCATACCACCTGGAAGACCGGGGGCGTCGATGATACGCTCTTGGGTCTCTTGTAAAGCGGAGTCCAAAGCATTTACGACAGTAGCCAAGACACTAGCGCTGAGTTTAATTTGCTTCATTGTCTCTAGTCCTTTCAGGTCGTGCACCATTGCACGCCGCAAGACCCAAGCAGGAAGCGCTTAGACCTTGCTCGCGTACACTGGTGTCACGCTGCCTTTAAGGCCTCGACCCTAGCCTTGAACTCGTCAGCGATACGCTCAACATCGATGTAAACGCCGCTATACTCTTCTTCCGGATAGGTGTTGGTCGCGTCCATAGCCTCAAGGTAGGCGTTGTGAAGGTCTGTGTCGTTGTAGTCGTCGAGGTCGAGACCGGTTAGCCTTGCGAGGTCTGAGCGTACCCATGACTCCCAGGCCTCGTCCTCGCGCTCCATCATGACTGAGCTATGCATACCGTCATCGATGAGCGGGTAATCCTCCAGGCTATTGACGAGTTCTGACAATTCCTCGACATCACGCCGGACCCACACCTGTCGGTGGTTGTACGCGCAATAGACAACTACCACAGGCGCGGTAATGGGCTGGTCCTCTTCCCACTGGCGCATGTTGTCAGCCCTGTCCCACTCACGCCAGCTAACGTCCAGCGTCTCCCACTCCTCTCCAGCGGCTTCGAGGATGCTGCGTATGTTAGCCTCACCAACCGCGCCCGCGCCGCCATAGTCACCCGTCCCGAGTGCACTGTCTGTTACGTACTCAACGCCTACGATTGTTTTGATTTCCTGTGTCATGGTCCTATCTCCTGAGGTTTTTGGGTTATGTGCTAGGCGCACAGGTGACAGCCCCAGGCGCTAGCCTGGGACCGCCCTTCTGTGAGTCTATGCGCGGCGATGACCCGCGATGTCTGTGAAGTAGTCCAGCATGTCGTCGGCTTCGTACAGGTCGCCCGTGGCAATTGATGATGTGATGTCATCTCGATAGCCCGCGACGATGACAAGCGCTAAAAGGTAATCGGTCCTAACTTGCATCGCCTTGAGTAGCTCGTCGGCGCTGGGCTTTGAATCTAGCAACCTGAAGGCCTCCGCAAAGCAACGCACGATGAAGTAGTCCACAGCGACGCCCTTTGATTGAGCGTATCGCCTTGGACTACCTTTCCTGTGACGCTTTTCGCCCTCCTCAATAAATCGCTCCATCTCATCAAAGCGGTGAATGCCTTTGCATGTGCACACGTAACGAATACGGTCAGCCATTGCGCGGACGGTCTTGATTTTCTGTGCCTTAGTCATTGTCTTACCTCCTGAGGGTTTTGGGTTGTCGCGCTAGATGCACGGGTCATGACCCTAGGCGCTAGCCTGAGACCATGGTCCCGTAAACCTAGCACTCACCGTAAAGGCGAGCAGAGCCAGCAATGGGCGTGGCGCTGTCGTAGCCATAGTCACCGGGCAGCACTATCCAAAAATCAACGCGCTCGATGTCTACTGGTCCGCTGCGGTGATAGAACGCGCCAGAGGCTAGGCCGCGTTGGTAGAGCGCAAGCTTGGCAGCATGGAGCGCCGAAGCGTTGAATATACGGTGGAAGAAAAGTGAGCGTTTCATGAGTGCACCTCCTTGGTGTGAGATGACGTTAAGCGCACGGCCCGTCGCGGTCAACCAACTTTCGTGCTGAAGTTGTGTTTTTTTGGGTCATCGGTGTCTAAGTGTTTGAAATCATTCGAGCGTGTTACCTGGTAGAGCTTGTCATTTTTTTGGGATTCCCTTGTGACTGGTGGCGAAAACCTGATCACGGTTTCACGTTCCAACGTGTGTGATGATGGGCCATGTGGTGAGGTTATGGTGTGGCCGCAGGCCGTGTCTCTCTAGCCTCACCTTGCATGCCGAGGTGTCAGGGAGCGACCACCCCTCACGGGTGGGTTGTGATTGGTGATAGATTAGTTCACAAAATGTCACGGGCTACCCATGGGATTGACGGGGTGAATGATGCCTAGGCTGTGGGGTGATATCGGGACCGTTAGCCCTGGGATATCGACAGGCTAGGACGTACCGAAACGCGGAGGCCCCCACCCACCGCTGGCGCGTTGAGACCAAAAATACGCACCAGAATTTTCAGATTCGGTACTAAGGGCCTGATCACAAAATCAGGTCCGCTTGTAAATCCTCTAGAATCTAAACGCTAGACTGAATGGCACCAGTAGACAGATTCACAGATTTATGCTAAAATCTTATTATCTCATTGTCTCTTAGCCTTTCGGCCTGAGCAGCTTGGTGCTGTCAGTCCGAGCGAGCTAGATACTTTGTAGTACAGGCAGGCTAAGTAGAGCAGCCTGCACTTGTGGTTGCGGCTGCTTATTGCTTACTAGCATAACCCACTAGGATCTAGATTCTAGTATTAATAGCACTCTTTCGGGGCGAGGGAGGGGCGAGGTATGTCTTATGGATACAGAAAAGTTTTTGTGTGAACTCGATCGTCTAACACGTGTGCGGTCTACGCTTGAGCAGGACTTTGTTCCCAAGCACGGCAAGGCCGATGAGTACTTCATCCACACCCACACGTATAAGCCTTACGTGTTTAACCTTCGTAAGATACTCGCTCACGAGTTTGCGGGTACCGCGTATGCCTGTAAGGACTGGAAGGTTACAATCACAGGGGCCAAATACCGCAGCTCCATAGACGGCTGCCAAAGTGACTTCTATGGATTCAAGTTCGACGACGGTGGACATGTGTTCCGGAATGACATCCTCCATCCCAAAAACAACTTCTGCTTTGCAATGGCCGTAGACTACGAAGATGCTCGCCAATTTGCAGAGAACTCATGCTGCACCCGCGTTGACTCGTTCCTCAAGTACCCAGAGCACCGACTGTTCCAAGGACGCTACCTGTCCGGTGAACTTGAAATCATCCACCTGAAAAAAATCCTACGGGTCGCTGAGCAAGCCGCAGATTACAGTTCGCTCACTTGGCCGTAGTTTGGTAGCATACCGATAAACCTAATGGAGGAAACCATGCCCGGTTACGGACACAGTGGTGGCAAGAAGAAGAAGAAAGGCGGTGGCCGAAAGGACGCTGCTATGATGCTCATCATGATGGAGCCTAAGAAGAAGAAGGCTGCTAAGCGCCCTAAGGGCGAAAAGACAATGGCATAATGCCTAGTCACGCTCGAAAGTCTGCCGCCAAGAAGATGTCGGGCAAGTATACCAAGCCCGGTCTTCGTGAGCGTATCAAGAACCGCATCATGGCTAGCAGCAAAGGTGGCCGTCCTGGGCAATGGTCTGCTCGAAAGGCACAGATGCTAGCCGCTGCCTATAAGAAGGCTGGCGGCGGGTACCGGGGTGGTAAGTCATCTAAGCAGAAGTCCCTCAAGACATGGACGAAGCAGAAGTGGCGTACCGCCTCGGGCAAGCGCTCCCGTGACTCGGGCGAAGTTTACGCTCCGGCTAAAACGATCAGTAAGCTCAAGTCCACAGCCTCGGGCAGGAAGAAGCTAGCCGCTGCTACAAGGAAAAAACGTGCAGCAACCAAGGCAGGCAAGCAGTTTGCTAGACATGGGCTCCACAAAGGGACCAAGCGGTCGAGGGCGTAATGGCAAAGGCACGCAAGTCAGCAGCTCAGCGCCTACTCAAAAAAGCAGGCACTTCTAAGATCGGACAAACCAAACGCACGCCGGGGCATCCAACTAAAAGCCACGTCGTTGTTGCCAACTGTGACGGAAAGCCTAAACTGATCAGGTTCGGTCAGCAGGGCGCGTCTACAGCAGGCAAGCCAAAAGCTGGCGAGTCCGATAAGATGAAGAAGAAGAGGGCGTCGTTCAAAGCACGCCATCGTAAGAACATTGCCAAAGGCGCATGCAGCCCAGCATACTGGGCCAACAAGGTGAAGTGGTAGCATGGACATGGAATACAAAAAGGCAGCACGTCAAGGCGCTGCAAAGAAGATGGCCAAGGCCAAGCCAAAAGGCAAGGGCATCTCTGATGAGCAGAAGGCAAAACTCCGAGAGCACTCTAAGCATCATAGTAAAAAGCATATGGCTATGATGAACAACATGATGAGAGAGGGCTCATCCTTTGAGGAAGCCCACAAGGCCGCTACCAAGAAGGTAGGCAAGTAGGAGGACGCTATGGCCATGCCCCAGCAAATCTTTTACCCTGGAACATCGGGTAATCGGACAGCTAGGAACTTTATGCCTGGACGAGTTGCTGCGGCGCAACAAATGATGGGCATGCCCCCTCAGATGGCCTTGCCTCCTCAGCAAACTCAAGTTCCAGTCGCTGCACCTATGCAGGAGCAAGCACCAAAACCAGCTAACCGCCCTCAGACTCAAGGCTTTCGGCCAAAGCGAAAGAGAGTAAGCGCAGGCAGGAAGAAGGCTGACAACACACTGCGAGACGCTAGAACAGCGGCTGATGTTGTTGGGACTGTTGCTGGCACTGCCACTACGGCTGCAAACGCTGCACTCGCTGCTGCACCCGCCACCGCCGCGGGCGCTGGGGCTGGAGCCGCACTAAGCGCTGTTCCCGTTGTTGGCCCAATACTTGGCGGAATTGCTGCACTTGCTAGTTTCGGCATCGCTGAAGCTGAGAAGAAGAAGGCTGCAAAAGAGGCTAGACGGCAAGAAGCCTTCGGCGCACTGCAAAATACACTACAGAGCCGATTTAGTTGACATCCGTCAGGCCCGGTGCTACTTCTCATAAGTCCCCTTCGCTAGGGGTTTTGGGTTTGCTGGCTCTGCCATGGGTGCACCTCCTATAGCTCCGTGGCAGGGTCGGCGTTTTCGCGTATAGGAGGAGCGAATGTCCACCCTTTTACCGGCTAGCCCGGATGTTGAGAATGAAGTTCTCGGTGCTTGCCTCGTTCACAACGAGGTTGTCAGTGGATTGGTCAGCAAGTTGGTTGACGAAGACTTCCACACGCCTAAGAACAAGCTGATTTGGCGCGGATTGTCCGAAGCACACCGCCGTCACGGCAAGTTTGATGACGTTGTGCTCAAAGAAGTCATGGAAGACCTTGGTCTTTGGTCCCAAGTGGGCGGATGGCCGGTGCTAACCAAGCTCGTGGACCGAAACGGCACCACCGCTAGGGTAGAAGAGTACGTTCAGGTGCTCAAAACCATGTCTACTCGGCGCAGAATATGGAATTTTAGCAGCAATGTGGCCACTGTTGCCCTAGATGGGGACCTTACAGGGGAAGAAGCGGTCAATGAAGTCGACCGGCAGGTGACTTTGCTGCGTAATCAGAGTGGATCGGACAACACAGTGGACGCTCAGGCCGCAGTGAAGGACTATATGTCCATGATTCACGATATCCAGCGTGGAGAGCTGCAACCGCAGCGCATATCTAGCGGCATCAACGCCCTAGATCGCACACTCGGTGGCGGATTCAGGCCCGGATGGAGCGTGTTGGTCATGAGCCTTAACGGTCACGGCAAAACTGCGCTGGCTGTCAACGGATTTGCTTGGGAAGCTGCTAAGCAGAACCGCCCAGTACTCGTTGTGTCCCTTGAAATGCCACCAGAACAGCTCATCGCCAGACTGATTGCCGCCGAAAGCGGCATACCAGTCACGCGCCACGATCAGCCAGGGCTAGACGCAGAAGAATTGTCCCGACTCTCATACGCTGCTGATCAGGTATCGACCAAACCCATACGAGTCGTAGGCCACTCCGCATCTACCATCGAAGGTATCAGCAATGCTGCCCGAATGTACAAGGCAGAGAAGGGTGACCTTGGCATGGTTGTTGTCGACTACATACAACTGATGCGCTCAGAGAAGGCATCCGTTAACCGTGTAGAAGAACTAGAGAAAGCTAGCCGTGGACTCAAAGAACTTGCCATGGAACTGGAGTGTGTCTGTGTCTGCCTCTCACAACCCGTCATGTCCGCAAAACGAGCTGCTACTCGACCTACCATTCGCGACTCCAAAGGGTCGGGAGCGATCGATGATGACGCTGACTTGGGACTTGTGCCCTGGTTGCCACACAATGTCGACGACGCAGCACCCAAGACGTCAGCCGAAATCGGCATGGATAAATTCAGACACGGAATGCGCCGAGACCTCGGTGAAGGAGATATAGAATGGAACGGGACGAAGACGAGATTCATGAACGCGATGAACGGGTACGGTTCGACAGCGTACTAACCATGAATCAAGAACGAGAAGCTATGCTCTTCGAGGTAAACGAAAGCATGCTACTCGCTGACGGGCTCGAAGATGCACTCATCGGCTACGTTCGAGGACCCTCTATCAACCCTGTGGCGCTCTACGATCAGAGAAAGATTGTCCAGATGGCTGAGGAAAAAGGCATGTCATATATGGAAGCCATTGAATATATTGAGAAATATTTGACCGCCGCTGGCGGTAAGCATACGCCAGTCTTCGCGTACCTGTTTGAGTCCTGATGTCTATCCGTAAAACGAAGTCAACCTTTCCTGATTGCCCGGTTGATGATATCCCAGAGGTATGGATGTCAATCGACCCTGCCGCTGGAAAGAAGCCGACCGTCGCTGTCCTATGGGAGCGAGCTGTCGCAAAGCAGTTCGTGAATATGAATCACGATCGGCTGATTGCTGTGGAGAAAAAGCTCGGGATGGCGTCTCTGATTGTTATGGAAGGTGGAGGGTTCATGTCGGCGAATGCTGCGTCCTCCCTAAAACTGGAGAGGGTGAGGGGTAGGTTTGAAGCCCTTTCCTTTTCTCTCTCCGTGCCGTATGTTGAGGTATCTCCTGACCAATGGAGAGGGGTCCTTGAACTTTCAGCTCGACCCCGCAGACGTGCCCTGGCTGCACAACGACAGTACTGTAGAATCCTCGGAAGACCGGGCACCATGCCGGGTGTTGCATTTGCGTCCGAGGCAACCAATGATGACAAGCGAGCCGCACTCCTCATAGG